TAGTTCGGTCACTTTGTATAGCTTGACGCATATAGACTGCGACAAGTTTTTCGACCTCATTACGGTACTCGATTGTCTGAGCGCGTAGAGTAGGATGCGCGTTTTCTGAAACAGACACAATTTTGTTTACACACTGGTGCGCAACTTCTTCTGGGGTAAACCCCCGGTTGTTGGTGGTGACAACTTCAACTTTAAAATCGTTAGGCATTGAAACTGGGAAAGACATGTTGTTCATACGATAAATTCCTTACGTTTTGTTTCGGATGATCTGACCCGTGCGGTACTCGTCCGTAACCTCTTGAGCTTCGCCCAGGTTCTTCAACCTAATTAACGCCTCGTTGAACCGTTGCGTGTACGACTGCATCAACTGGGGGTCACCTTTCATATAAGTGTACGCCTCGCCTATAGATCCGTACATCATCGCTAGTTCTGCGTTCTCACTCAGCCATGACACTTCTGTATCGGCCCCCACCGCAGAAACTACCCCAGTAGCCCCGCTTGGACTAGCCGTAATAGTTTCACCAACGGCATAGTTGCTGCTAGGAATTATAACTACTAACGATGTATTTGAAGGAACAGAGTTTACGCCACTGCTTTCCCCGCTTGTGCCGCCCGTAATGGTGTCACTTGAAGTGAAAGTTCCCGTTACGTTTGTGAGCGTCAACGTGTAGCTGCTTTTAGTTAAACTCTTAGGTCTGTAGAAATAATGAAGCTCTGCATCGTAGCCAACGTTCGGTGTTGGAGCCAAGATAAAGTTAGTTAAGTCGTACATACCATAATATTTAGGAGCTCCGGTTGTAGTTGAATTTGGAGTGTACAACTGAATAAACTCAGGATCTTTATAATCCACAAAGGTAGTGCCGCTAGCACCGTTTGTAAAAGACAAAGCAAACGGAGCTAAAAAATCACTGGGGACCGCTAAGAATTTATCGTTCTGGGACATAGACCCCGCCACGTTCTTGCGAAACAAGTGTAGCTGAACGTTTTTAAGAATGCGTTCCTCAGTAAGACGAATGAACAAAGGCAGGTTTCGTACAAAAGAAGTTTCGTTGTTCTCAGTGTAATCTTGTATGGCCGTTTTTAACTGCGTGTATGTAAAACTCATGTTGTCACCGTAACCGATCCTACCGACCCGTTCGCCTCTAGAGCATCAGGGGGATTAATTCCATTAGTTGCTGGCCCCCCAACAGGGTTCCATCCGTACTGTATGTTTCTCTGCTCCGATAGATTAGTCTCGGGTCGAGGATTTCTCAGAGCCTGCGGGTCAGGCCCTACTTTAGGTGCTTTCAACTGGGGCTGTTTTGGGTCAAACTCGTCGGGGCCCACCTTGGCACCCGTCCACTCGACCTTCATCTCATGCAGACGGTATCTACGCCCTGATCGATCTGATATTCCCCAAGCTTTATTTCCCGCAGCGTATGACATTACACCCTCAAATAACTTGAACTAGGTTGAAGTTTCAAAGAAGTTCGACCTGAATCCTCGTCCGCAGCCCGTTGGAACTCTTCTTCGTACACTGATTTTAACATCGAGAGACGCTCGGGAGCTCGCTTCATAGAAATGTAGTACGCCAACCCCGCTACCATACAAGGGAAAAACCGGAACGGCATGTCCGTCGTGTTCACTAGAGTGTCCGCATCTTGAATCCGCCGAACATAGTAATAAACTAACTGGTCGGTGGAGTTCTCTGGGACGGACCACAGGTTTATAATCGGAGCAACTTGCCGATCAAACCAGTACTGACTAGGCCTTCCCTGGGTAGTTTTGTTTGGAAAGGTTGAATAGTCCCCACGACTAATTCTCTCCACCGTAAAGTCAGTATTGTTGCGGCGAAGAACTACGTCCAACAAATCAACAACATCATCAAGTAATGTTTCTTGCGCCTGACCTTGAGTTAAGGTGATCGTGCCCTGCTTCACAGTCCACAGGTTTAACCCGCGGTTAGCCCACTCAGCAAACATAAGATTCAATGATCGACGTGCCGTCTTAGCATCGTACCCGGTGCGCATCTCTAGCCCGCACCGCTCGTATGCTTCTTCAATAACTTCAGCTACATCAAGATTAAAATCCCTTGAGTTTGATGTTGTCATCAGTAGTTCCTCGTCTTACGCTTTGCGGAAGACACTCTACGAGGTTTGCCCGCAGGTTGCCCAAGTTTATTCTTCTCGCGTATCTTACTACGTTTTTCCGTCGCTGTCATTTCTTTTGACGTCTTAGGAGTTTCCGAACTCACCCTCTTACTTGGACGGCAGTATGGAGTGCCGCGACTCTCGCCCTTCTTCCGTCCACAAGGCTTGCCCGTCTTGACATCTACCCAGTCTTCTTTGAACCAACGCTTTAAGTCCGAACCTTTTTTTGATTTGCGAACATCCATCAGTAGGTCTTCGTTTCTTTGCGTCTATTCTCTACAACATCGCCACAGCCAAGAGCTATAAAACCACCCTCGTTTAACTTCTTTTTGACAGGCCGTTTACGATCCTTAGAAGATTCGCCCCAGTTTGACGCGCCCACCTTTCGGCATGTTGCTATTGCTCCCGAGGCGTAGGCGCTTGGGAAGACCTTGTACCGAGCTTCGACCTTTTTGTGACAGGCGTCTTTGGACATTAGTTTTCTCCGAGGGGGGATTGGAAATTTGTTGGCTCATTTGAGACCGGGACATTGCCATAACTTGCCTTCCTTACCATTTGCTGCAGGACCAATAACGAGCAGATAATTTGTCTAGCTTCTTTGTATCACACCCATGTCTTGCCCTAAACGACTTGCGACGTTTAGGGTCTGACTTTTTGATAGTCATATTGGCGTCGCCAAACCGGACAGTCTTTTCTTTGCCATTGGCACACGCTTTAACGACAAACTTTTTGCCGCCTTGAATGTCTCGTTTAGGCTTGTTGCAAGCCATTTTGGACTTATCAATCTTACCCATAACAAAACCTCCGTTAAGCGTGGAACGCGGTAACCATTTTTGCCCCAGAAACATTAAACTGGATCATCAGATTATTTTTAAACAGAACACCTTCTTCTGGAATATAAACATCGTCTGCTGCGTTAGCAACGCCACTGGTTCTTGTGATAAACACTGCCTCGGCACCATCGTCTGCGGGGGCTGTCCCGTTGATAAATTCTATCCTTGTGGAAGCCGCGTTGGAAATAGTGGTAAAAGCCTTCAGCCTAGTCCTTCCTGTAAGTAATGAACTAGTGGCTAAGTCCGTTATTCCCACAGAAACGTTGGCGGCATACTGGGCGCTACACGTTGCAGAAACAATGGTTTTAAAGAACCTAACCCCATCAACAGTTGCCGCAGAACCCGTAGAAGTTATGATGTCTGTTATAGTCTTGTCATTCAGGTCCGTTCCAACGATAGTTACCGTTTTTTCATTATCATTTGCCCCCGTAGTGGTGACAGATAATTTACGGGCAGTGTCGGCATTGGACGTAGCGAAGAAGGTATTAACTAACGTAAACGTAGTCGTTGGCCTTGCTGCCGTCGCGATAAACGTGGTGGAGGCAGGATCAAATACGCCAGATACAATGCTTCCTTCTACCGTTGTAGCGGTAATGTCTGAGCCTGCCATAACAGAACCCTCCTATAAATGAAGGCGGGGCGTTAACCCCGCCAAATTAAACATTAGGTTGCAAAAAGAAAAGCACCAGTAGTACCTGCGCCAATCGGCTGGAAGTTAAACGAAACATTCCACAGACCTGTTGTTGTGCAAGTAAAGTAGATGTAAGAACCAATGCTGAACAAGTTTGTTGCTGCGCCTGCTGGAGTAAACTTCAACAAAGTTTCCCCCGCAGTAGACGTATCAAACACAACTGCTGCGCCTGTACGGCTTTCTATAACGCTGCCTGTTTCATAAGCATCTGTGCCCGCACAATCAAAGCTCAAGAAGTTAGTGCCGCCAGTAGTGTCTACGGACTGAGCGTGGACAACAACAACACCTACTGTCGCTGCGGGCAGAGTAGTAACTTGCTGTGCGGCACCAGTGAATGGGTTGACGTTAATTCCAGCAGCGTAAGTAACTGTACCAGCGGTGGCTTTAGCCGTTACAGCTAGACCGTTCAGCGCGGGGTGCGCACCACCAGAAAGGATAGACCCACGTACCGTAAGATCGCCGCCTATAATGGCGTTGTTTCCGTAGGTAGAATTAGTAGTGTCTACGCCAGTTGTAGCGTTGGTTGTTATGTCTTGAAAACCGTTCTGCGAACGCACTGGTCCGCTGAAAGTAGAATTACCCATGAGAATCTCCTGTCGGGGTTAAGTCAGCCGCAAAGTACGACTGTCAGGGATGCCCTACAGTACACGTTTTCAAAACAAAAAGAAAGGGGCAACCGAAGTTGCCCCTTGTCCCCCTTGGAAGGAGAGGGTCTTAGGCTCCAGGGGAGCCAAAGATACAACGTGGATCGCTGAAGCCGAAGCTATAACGTTCCCGTGCTTTGAAGCGCATGTTCCCTGTGTCGAAATCAGCTTCCATGTTAGTGGAAAGCGGAGTCCGTTCAAAGTGAACAAAGCCTCGAGGCGCATCAGTTTTGATGAAGAACGCATCTGGATCAGTGAAGAAGTCATTGACGGAATATCCGTCAGGCAACATACCCATTGATCGAATAGCGTTCGTATCGTTGTCTGATGTGCCAACACGCAAGTTGGAAACCATCAAACGTTCTGCAACGAATTGCAGTTGACGAGGAATCATCAACTTCATGCCACGAAGAGCAACCTTCAAACCGCGTTCGTCAACATAACCAGCGATGTTGATCAAAGCATCTTCAAGAGATGTTTCATTCAAATCCGCAGGAGTTGTCGGTTCGTTGGCAAAAGTCCCACCGTTTGTAAGCGGGTGATTCGTAGCACAAAGTGCAACGCCGTCGCCGCCAGCAGAAGTACCCGCAGTGAACGCATTGTTCAGAACTGCAGCAGCTTTAACCTGCTTAGAGTGAGCCATTGAACGAGCGAGGGCTTTCGTGTAACGACTGCCAAGGCGGTCATACAAGTTGTCCTCGATTGCTTCCTCAGTAATTGAGAAGGCGAGCGCAACGGTTTCGTGGTTGTAACGAGCACTGTATGCTTCGTTAGCGTCGTCGAAGTTAATGGCAGAACCTTCTGATTTAGTAGGTGCTGCTCCAAAACCGGATAGCATAACTTCTTCCTCGAATGCTCTATCCGAAGCTTCAGTAGTGAAAATCTCAGCGTGTTGGTTTTCGTACCTACCGTACTCCATACCAAAAAGTGCGTTGAGGCCGGGTTCTAGCTCTTTTGCCAGTTGTGCGCGTGAAATAGCCATTTTTTAGACCTCCTTTATATGCCGAGAGACGTAGGAGTACCTGCAACAATACCACCATTGGCGGAATTAAAGCTTGTATTCAAACGTACGATTAATGGGACACCAGCGACTGTGAAGTCAGCATTGTCAGGATCTTCTTGAACCCCAATAACACGCAACTGCAGTGCAGCAGTATTAGCAACAGTATTCAAATCGGCGGTTGCCGTAGAAATACCAGAAGTGTCATTGCCCGCTGTAGCAGTAGCCATCGCGATGTTCTTAAAGACCATTGCGCGGACTTCCGCTTCAGTGTTTACTGCTGCGACGACATTAGACGTTGCAATAGTGAACGTCTGCATTGGGTTGTCGTACACGAACGCTGTGACAGGGAAGGTTGTATCTGCACCCGCCGCTGTACCTTGCCAGCTTGCAGAGAAGATTTTCTTGCCATCTGATAAGCGAACAAACTCGCAGCCCCAGAAAACACCCAAGAATGCAACGTTACCACCAGCAGCAGCTTGCGCTACAGAGATAGTTCCGCCTGCAATGGGTATCACGGGAGAACCCTGATACATTTTAGTATTGTTGTTAGACGCAATGCGGTACTGAGTTGCCCCAGTAGTATTCGCACCCTGCCCAACAATGCCGATTGGGCGTAGCCCAAACGATCCGTTAGAATTTGCCATAATAGCACCTCAAAAGTTACTCGGAGCCTTTTTGTGAGCCTCCGAAGGATACACGACTTTGCCGACTGTTAGTTATCGGCATAGAAGGATGTTGGTCCTTCATTAAATCCTGATCTACTGCTACCATTTGTTCGCGGGTCCGGGTCCCGTAATACGCGGATCGTTCATTGGCGGTTTCGACAGGTATGCGGCACAGCATCAGTCCACCTTGTCCGATGATTCCCTCAAATCGACCTTCGTCAATTGTGGGTGCTTCGTAGTCTGGATACTCGTCCTTACGAACAGGTTCCCATCCTTCGCGTAGTTTGGTGTTGACGTTCATCTTATCGTCTTCACCGCGCATTGCGGTACGAATCCAACGATGCACATAGCCCACAGGGGGCTCGGGTGCAGCAAGGCGGCTGGGCGGGGCCCATGGTTTACGGCGCGTTTCTGTTTCGCGTGTTTCGCTTGCGCGAGGTTTTCTGTCAGTCATGTTCTCAATCCTTCACATACTTTGCATATTCTTCAAGCGGGACGTTTAAACGTTTTGCCATCGCAATTTGTGATGGTGATAGCTTCACCGACCTGCGCCCTGATTTAGCTGTACTGCGGGTAGCTGAAGCGCCAGCAGGTGCGACCTGTGCTCCGCCCGATCTTTTCGCCGCTTTGAATTTCTGTGGAAACTCCGAGCGCATGCGTTTGTCAACTTCACTATAGTACTCATCGCTCGACGGGTCAAACCCTTCTTCTTCAACTAATTTGCGATGAATGCCAAATGAAGCATAAGTCATAACTTCGTCTGAGCCAAACCATTCGTTTTTATCGGCCCAATCTTGGGCTCTAGGGTCTGGCGTAGCTGCCTTTTGCTGCGGTGCAGCGGCAGGCTGTTGTACTTCCTGTGCTGCAGGTTCGGCTTCCTGAACAGATAGACGTTGTTTAGCAACCCGAACACGCTCTTGCATGAGGGTCATTTGAGACAACTGCTCTTGCGCTGCAAACATTGCGTCGCTGTCACCATTGTCATACGCTTCACGATACTGCTGTTTAACAGCGGCAACCTGACTCTTAATACGCCCCTCTTCTGAGTTAACGTAGCCCTTATCCAAGTTTTTGACTTGGGTCTTGAGCTTGGTGTTCTCATTTAAAAGCCGTTGAGCCATAGTAACCGCTTCTTCACGGTCACGCTCTTCTTTACGGTATTTCTCCGTCAGCTTTTTAATCCGGCCCTGAACCTTTTGACTATAGCTTTCAAGCTCATCCTCATCAGGAGCAGGATCCGCTACAACATCTTCAGTTTTAGACGGAGTTTCTTCTGGGTCCGTAGAATCAATTTCGACTTCTACGCCTGTGTCCTCTTCATCAAGGACCTCTTCGTTTTCTTGTGACATTGTCATCTCCTAGACGTGCTTGATATCGTCAGGTTCTAAGAGTGTGGCGATAACTTCATCATCGTTAATGATGCGAACTTCTCCACCGTCAATCTTAAAACGAGAACCGGAATATCGGCCAATACAAACCCATTGACCTTCTCCACACCACGGTGAAGCATCGACACCGAACTTGCCGGGGTCTTTATATGCCAAAGGACCAAGCTTCAGAACGTAAGCTACAACAGTCGCCACGGCCTCTCGAGCTCGGATTTCGTCAGGGATGTGAATACCCCCCTGCGTTTTGCTCGTACCTTGGTACGGCATAACCAACAGTCGCCAACCCGTAGGTTGAGGAAGTCGATCCATCAGGGATGTATCTAAAAGTGCAGGATCTAATACTCGATCCGCGGTGTTAACATACGCGCTATCTACAGGGGACGACTCGGCTGAAGTCTCAGCCTTTCGGTCCTTGCTAATTTTCTGCGCTACATGATCAGGAAGAAATAAGGTCTTCGACATCTTCAGCGTGGTTCTCCAGCAGGGCTTTAATTTCCTCACGAGCGTAGGTCAGGCCCCGTATCTCACCTACCATAAGTTTGTAACTCTCCCAGTCTTTGGCAGAGTCATGCGCAAGAGCACTTGCAATATCTTGTTCGCGCTCTCGTAGTAGCTTATACATGTATGTCGAAAAGTCTACAAGGTCCATTAAACCTCCTCCTCTGTATCGTTGTAAATGTTGTCAAAGATTTGATTAACATCTAACGTATAATCTAGATCAGACTTAGAGTAGTGTATGTTCTGAGATGGACGGAAGTCAGGGGCACCTTGCCCAGTTTCAAACCACGCTGGATGGGTTACACGAACACG